GTGAAGGCTTTACGCACATCATCACTAACTATAATTGCTTGATTATGGTCTTTCCAGTCGATCTTCCTGGCATCTTCCTTGTCGATCATTTGTGCGTTGATAACGGGCTTACCTACTGTTCTGGCGTTCATCTCGCTAATTTGCAAACCCTCTAGGTTGATGTGGTCTTGAAAGAGTATCGACTGCTCGATACGGGTGGTTACATCAATCGGATCTTCACCCATATTCTCATAAGTCATAAAGTAGTAAGGCTTGCGTGGGTTTCTAAAGTAGTTGTTGTAAAGAGTCTGACCTTGGCTGTCACCAAACATAGCATCGTAAATCTCTTGCTCAGTTGGCTCTCGTTTTTCTTTCTTGGCTTTAGAAAAGTAGTTGATCTTGCCCTCAGAGTCAAAATAGGGGTTCTTCATCTTGTGCAGGATTATTTTCTTATATTTCCAGACAACAGCGTAGACCTTCTCCCAGTTCTTCTCACCCGTTGTCTCGTCTGTGTGTTCTTTGTACCAATGAAAATGAACCTCCCTGATGCCGTATTTAGATGCCATCTTTGCCTCTGTCCTGCTGTCTGGGTCTGATAGTCCGATCTCACCTAGAAACTCATCCTCTTTCTTAGGGAACATCATCACAATTTCTTTGACTGTGAAATCTGCCTTCTCGGAAAAGAAGGACATATCGTCTACATCAGATGTCTTGCAGGTGTGATCCCAATCAACATTATCAGCGTGAACATTAATAAACTCGTAGTCACCATCGTATCCTAATTCTTCGTTCCACCTACACTTTATGACTGCGAAAAAGTTGAGGGGTTGTTCCTTGAATGCTCTACCCAGCACCCGTCTACGCTGTCTGGTTTTGATGTCGGTGTTCATCAAGTCGGTCATTGTGTCTGCACTGTCCCTACTGACCTTGCCGCCATCCCCTGCCTTAACTACCATATCTGGCAGCCTTGAGAGGGCAATAGGTTTCTGCCGTGTGATGCCGCCAAAGATTACATTCTCAAGATAAGGGGTTGCGTACTTGGGGAGTTTCTTGCTATCAGTGGTGACACCCTGATCTCCCACATAGTAGGCGCGCATCTTCTGTTGTCGTTCTCTCAGGTTCTTACCTGCGTAGTAGGCTCTTGAGTCAGCAATGCGCTGGTCAATTACATCGACAAACTCTGCATCTTCAAGGTCTAGCTTGAAAGGATCGGCTGCAATTATTAACTGTTCGGAACTATTAGCTGTACTCATAAAGGCTTATATACAAAAAAGACACCTCATAAAATGGAGATGTCCTGAATTATTATAACATTAAATTACATTCTTGATGTGATAGATAGTTCCGCACTTGCAACTCACATCCACAGGAGGAGAGAGAAACTGCAACTCAATCATACCCTCGGGGATGACTGCTATTATTCTCTGATGGATGCCTACCAGCCTGTCACGACACACCATGCAGTAGGTCTGTAGTCTTACATCCTCTTGCCCTAGCCACATTTCAATATGCCGTGTTTTGTTTAGAACTGCCATTGTTTGCCATTATACGCCTTGTCATCCTCCAGATCTTCTGCCCACTTATCCAGATCAAATGCTATCTCGTTGCCCTTCTTGTCCCGTGGGATGATAGCCCGAGTCTTTGCTTTACCAGCTATATTGAGCGAACCTGATCTTACTCCTATGAAAGTTATCTTTTCTAGTCCATAGGCTGCTGCATCTGCCAAATGATCCTCCTGGTTGGTATCGTATGCTTCAACTAAATTCTTATCATAAACAAGATCTGGTATTGTTCTGATTGAATTATTACAGTTGGGTGCAAACATCCAGTAGGGTTTACCATCTGGACAGATTGAAAGCCATTCGTGCATCATACCGACACGGTTTACTCTGTCATTTCGTCCACTCTTTGAACCCTTACCAAGATTTATCCAGCTTCCCCCATACATTTCGCGCCACTGATCCAACATCATCTTGGCAATCGAAGTCCCTCCTGTTTCAGATGGAGAGTGCATATTGCTGTCAGTGACGCCTTTAATTGGTCTGATACCGTTATCATTGCAAAAGTTATAGATTATCCTTGCCCATTCCTTTGGCTTAATCTGGTTGCCGTAGAACTCTTTGTAGGTTATTAGTCTGTTGAACTTCTGCCCATCTTCTGTAGTCATAGGAATAACGGCAGTAAGCATTGCAGCAAAGTAGCTATTCTCAGAGTAGCCCCAGTCAATCCAAAGGTGGTGTTCTAGTGTTTTGTTTGGAATAACTGGAGCGCTGAGTACATGAAGATCATCTCTCCACTCCTCGAACACCTGACCCTCTGGGGTGTCCCAGCTTCCCTCAAGCAACATCTTTCTCTTCTTTGGAGGTAGTGCTTTTAGTTGCTGTATGTAATCCTCACCGATGTATTTATTGTCGTAAATAGTAGCAGGAACATACTCAAATCTATCTTGCTCCACATCTGGATTATTCAAATCAGGCTTAACCCACAATTTTCTGCACCAAGCATGACCGATACTTCCTGGATTGGTTGCAGCAATAAACTTAACCTCTGGCATATTTGCCCAGCGTAGTCTAAACCTAAGATCATCAAATGTTTCTTTCTTGTTTTTGGTGATTTCCTCTACCGCTATGGCTGCAAACTCTGCGCTAGCGTACTTACTAGGATCATCCAGGTTTCTCAGTTTAATCATCCCAGCACCGTATTCGTCTTTTATTTGATAGACAAACCCATCTGCCTGAGTGTTTATTAGTGAACCCAGCCAGGGTGGGAACTCTCTTTTAATCTTGCCTATCTGCCGATCCCTGAGTGTTGGGTAGTCCTCACTAAATATACCTACCTCGACTCCTCTGATGTTGTATTTTTGGGTATAGTAGAGAACTAAAGCAAGTGCAGTCCATCTTATCCAGTAACTTTTTCCGCCTGAACCTGCTCCTCCGTAAAGCAAATACTTGGTCTTAGTCTCCATTAGCTTATCAAAAGCTAGTTGTTGTTTTGGTTGGAAATTAGCAAGTTCGCTAAACTTAACTTCATTTGTCGGCACTTGGTTTCTTGAATAAATCTAACAGTAACTTGGTTGCTACATCACTTTCTATTTCGATGGCTTTAAGGTCTGGCAAACATTTTGCTAATAAAGCTTTGGATGCACTTACTGCCACTGGTTCATTCTTACTATCAATTAATTCTGCCAATCTATTGATAGCTTTAATGGCGTGGTGTGAAGCAGACTCATACATAGCCTTTTTACTTCTTTTGCCCCCACCTGTTTTATCTTGTATCGGATTAATTTCACTCATCCGTCCTTTTTAGTATCTAAATAATTATTAGCCTGTTCGATTGCTTCTTTATAGAGCTTATCTGGATTGTCTCCTATTTCGTTTGCTATGACAAATGCCTTTTGTCTTAGTGCCTGTGATAGTGAAGTCTTTTTCGTGTGATAAGTGACTGTTATATCCTGTAATATTTCTAGTTCGTTTTCTGACTTCTTAATTTGCGTTAGTGTTGGTACTGCTATGTAGGTATAGGTTTTTGTTTCGTCTTTATTGTCTCTGACTCGAACCTCTGAGATGTCTGCTGTGCCTTGGAATACTATGTAATCTGTGCTGTTTAGTTTTCCTTCGATCTCTAGTTTGAATGCGCTCACTTTGCAATACACTGTATCCATCACTTTTGCCCTAGTATCGCTACTGCTGCTCTCACATCTCCAGCTACAGATAGTATTTGAATATCTGGGTACATTTTAGCCAGCAAAGCAGAATCTTCTGCGTTTATAACGGTGTTGTTTATCAAAATAAAGCCATTTTTGGCTGTTTCTTTTATAATTGGTGTTATGTCTTTTGCTGAACCTTTACGTTGTGCCATTATGTGTATATCTTTTCTTTTTTGACTATTAGTACGCCCAGGTGTTCTGGTGGATGAGGAAGTTTGGCTTCAATACCTCTGTATTTCTTTAAGTTATCAACATCTCTTGCACATTCTTGAATGAACCAAGTAAAGAATTGAGGAGTTACTAACAATTCTTTTGGCTTCTCACCTGTTATAGCCAAATAAGACATTATTAGTGCATTAAGTTGTTCGTAGCTGTAGGGGGATTGGGTTTGTTCCATAGGTTTATTATACCACTAATACTTTATACTTTTTACGCCTGGAAGGTCTGACCAGACGGGCTTTGCGCCTTTTATTTCTTGGGGTGTGAACTCCTTCTTAGCTTGCTCTGGATAGGCTTGGATATACTCAAGGCTTGGATCACCGCCTCTACGGGGCTGTAGGGTGTGTTTTGCGTATTTAGCTCTCTCTCCGTTGTTCATGTCTACTTGCCAAGTGTGAAGGGCTACATTGGTGGGGTATCCTATTACTTTTAACTTACCTCCGCATATTGGGCAGTCAGTGTATTCGTACTCTCCGTACCTTTTTGATATTGTTGTCTTTAGAGTAGACTTTATTATATCCATTGTGAGATAGTTTGTTATCTCTGGATGAACATTATCCATACAGATGAGGTTCAT